GAAGATATGGGACTTAAAGAAAAAGAAGATTAGTTATGGAAAGATACCCATTCAAAGAAGGAGATGATTATTATATCGTAATCAAACACAAAGATAAGGTTTATAATCTACACACGTACGAGATTATGTGGTCTTGTTGGGACGATGTTAGCGAGGAGATATATAATATAGAACCTGTAAGAAAGTTGTTCAGAACTAGAAATGAAGCTCAAGAATATATTAATAAATTAAAGAAAGAATCACTATGAATAGATATTGGAAAGACTATTGGTTGGCTGATTATGGTTGCGTACCTGATGGCTTAGACCTTATGATAATTTTTGGAATGATAATAATAATACTAATGCTGACTAAAAGATGAAAATTATGAGAATTATAGAAAAGAATATAATAGAAATAATATCTGAAGTATCCAATGTGCCTGTTAATAAAATAATAAGGAACAAGAGAGCCACAAGACAAGCGAATGTTGTGGTATCAAGACAACTTTTGGTAAACATACTATTTAGGAATTTCAATTACACAAACCACATGGTTAGAGATGTAATAGGTTATAAGAATCATGCCTCTGTTGTACACGCAAGGGGTATGCACGATACTGATTATCAATATGATTTGTCATACAGAAGAATGTACGATAAAGCTATGGACTTGTTGGGATTATATATAAACGACAAAGACGAACAAGCAGACTTAAATCTATCCATGAAAGATAAGATACAGGAACAAAATAAAGAGCTTGATAAATACAAAAATCTATGGCTCAAAGAGAAAAGTGAAAAAGAAAGGTATCAAGACTTGTTAATAAGTTTTAAGAAAAAATATGTACCAAATAAGTATAATTGATATATTTTTTAACTATATTTGTAAAAACAATTTAATTTAATTTAATTATGGCTAAACTAAAAACAATCAACATAAAGGGTAAAGAGTATGTAGAGGTTAATGAAAGACTTAAATACTTTAGAGAGAATTACCCTGAACATTCATTAATAACAGAAATAATACAATGTACAGACGAACACTGCGTAATTAAAGCTATTATAGCTCATGGAGATAAGGTAATAGCAACAGGTCATGCACATGAAGTTAAGTCTGCAAGTTTTATAAACAAGACATCTTATGTCGAGGTTTGCGAAACATCTGCGTGGGGTAGGGCGTTAGCAAACTTTGGCATAGGAATAGATAGTCAGGTTGCTTCAGCACAGGAGGTTGCAACTGCAATAGCACAAACAGAAGTACCTAAGAAGCCACAAGTTAGTGGTAAAAAAAAACTAACAAGTAGTCAGTTTGACGCTATGATGAAAGCAATAAAAGATGGAGAGTCTTTAGTTGTTAAGCAAAGAATGAATAACTATTCAATGACAGAAGACCAAAGAAAGATATTAATGAACGAAATAAACAAATAGTATATGGACTTTTCTAAATATATAAAAGACTTTGAAAGCGATACTCTATACTATGGAGACAAGAACTTTATTACTAATTCACAACTTGGTAAGTTAGAGCACTCCCCTGCTAAACTAGAACATTACAGGAAGTATGGTCAAGATGACACCAATGCTTTATTGTTTGGTAGAGCTTTTCACTTAAACATATTAGAGCCTGAAAAATATAAAGAGCAGGTTATATCTTATGATGGTACAAGGAGAGGTAAGGCTTGGGACGACTTTAAGTCTTCTAATGAAGATAAGACAATTATAACTCAAGGGGAAAATAAGTCTTTATTGAAGATGAGAGAGAAGTTGTTGTCTATACCTAGGGTTATAAACTTGTTGTCAGGTGGTAAGGCAGAGATTGTTAATTGCTGGGAAGATGAGGACACAGGTGTTTATTGTAAAGGAAAGACTGATTATTATAAGGAAGAAAATGGTGTTAAAATTATGGTTGACATAAAGACTACACAGAATCACACGATGAACTCTTTTAGAGGCTCGTGCATGAAATATGGGTATGATAGACAATCTGCCTTTTATTTAGATGGCTTTGGTGCTGATGAGTTTTGGTTTATTGTTATAGAAAAGACTGAGCCATACGATGTGGGTATATATATGTGTAGTAAAGAGTTTATTGAATATGGTAGAGAGAAATATAAGAACTTATTAAACCTTTATGACCATTACTTTATAAAACAAGAAAAAGAAATCAAAGACTATTATGTTGAATCAATACTTTAAAATTAAGAAATCATGAAATTAAAAAACGAACTCAAGATAAGAAAAATATCACAAATAGAAGTAGCAGAATATGTTGGCGTGTCCAGACCAACAATATCAAAGAGATTAAATTCTCCTGATACATTTTCAGCACAAGAGATTAGATTAATCTCTGAGATGATGAATGTTGATGACACGTGGGCGTATAACAATTTATTTATTTAATAACTATTTAATTATTTTAATTATGGAAAAGCAAGCAATTTTTTGTGGAAATGGTAAAGAAGTCAAATTTGACGATGGTGGCTCAATTATTAACATGACTGTTCATCTTGATAAGATTGGAGAGCATGTTTATGAGTATGAAGGTAAGAAGTACGTTAACTTAACTATTGGTGCCAATAAAGGTGGTGCTAATGAATATGGTAAAACACATTATGTTAAGATTAATGACTTTAAACCTGAGCCTCAAAAAGAGACAGCGTCTTCAGGTGGAAACGATTTACCCTTTTAATTATTCTTTTTTTATTTGTTCATGTATTGGGGGGTAGTCATATTCCCCCCTTTACTTGGCAATCACTATGATAAATAAACAAACTCACTTATGCTTATAAAAATAAACACAGACTCTTTTGTAGAAAGTAATAAAATAGACCAGTATTATTTAGATGGTAAAAAAATTGTATTCTACATATCTTCAAGAAAACATGAAGAAGTATATCCTTCTGAAAGTTTTGCTAAAAATGTTTTTAGCAGAATAGCTAATTCTTTTAGAGATGCAACAGAAGATACAACTGTAACCAAGCCAAGTGAAAAGATATTGTCAGAAAAGTTAGATATGTTTAAAGACTTTTGGGATAGATATGATAAGAAAGTAAATAGAGATGACTGCTTAAAGAAGTGGAAGAAGCTATCAATATCTGACATGCAAGAGGCTTTGAAAATGGTAGACATATATGTTAGGTCTACTCCTGATAAACAATATAGAAAAAACCCTAGCACATGGATATATCAAAAGGGTTGGAGAAACGAAGTTATATCCAAGGTTAATACAGTAAGAACAGAATATAAAACACCAAATTTTACAAATGTCAGTAGATAGTATACAAATAGAAAGAACACTTATAGGGAAGTTTATGAACAACCCTCAAGAGTATTACAATAATCACTCTCTTGTCAGTGGTGAGTTGTTTGAAGACCCATTGAACAGAAAGATATTTAATTATATATCAGAGGAGCTTGAGAATGGAAACAAGATAGATTTAATAAGTATAAATGAGACTATAAAAAAGAAAGGGGAAAACCTAACATACGACTTAGCAAAAATGATGCATGAAGAATCGTATATGCAGACAGAGGCTTTAACGTGTATACTTATATTAAATGAGAAGAAGAAGAAAGAGCAGTTGATGGACATGAACCTTAAAATATCTGAGATGTTAAGAAATGGGGATGATGTCTTTGCTGTAATTGACTATGTAGAACAAGAGGTTGGAAGGATTGGTAGTGTGAGTAAAGATGGAATAGTAGAGGTTTCAGAACAACTATCTGGTCTATTAAAAAGTATAGAACATAAAATGAATCACGAGGGTCTCAATGGTATAACAACTGGATTTGAGAGTCTTGATAAATTTACAGGAGGTTGGCAAGAGACAGACCTGGTCATCGTTGGGGGTGCCAGTTCTATGGGTAAAACCTCTCTTGCCTTAGCCTTTGCTTTTAACAGTGCTTTTTATGGTAAAACTCCAACATGCTTATTCTCTTATGAGATGAGCTCACAACAATTATTAAGCAGGCTTGTGTCATCTGACTCAGGTATAGATAATAAATGGATAATGAAAGGTACACTAGACCAAACAGAGTTAAGTAAAATACACGAGAGTGTAGGAAGAATAGAAAGAGTTCCCCTGTATGTTGATGAGTGCTCCTCCTCCTCCCTAAAACACCTTCTAAACAGAATAAGGCAATACGTCATCACAAAGAAGGTAAAGTTATTTATGGTTGACTATCTACAACTTGTATCTAACGATAAGAAAGGGAGGAGTAGAGAGCAGGAAGTTTCTGAGGTAGCTAGAGCATTAAAGAATATAGCTAAAGAACTTAATATAACTATCATCGCATTATCCCAATTAAACAGAGGTGTTGGTCAAAGAGCAGAGAGCAGGCCAACAATAGCAGACCTGAGAGAATCAGGAGAGATAGAGCAAGCTGCTGATGTGGTGGTCTTGGTGTATAGGCCAGAGTATTATGGTATAACGCAGGATGATAAAGGAAACAGCACAGATGGATTGGCAGAGATTATATTTGCCAAGGGTAGGAATATTGGAACAGGTGTTCTGGGTCTTAAGTTTCAGAGAGAATTAACTAAGTTTCATGAAATACAAGAGTAAACAAAAGAAAAGAGAAGATATGATTAGAGGTAAGAATGCTGAGAAAGAGTATGCTAGAATTTACAGTGGAGCAACTGACCAAAATAATATAGAGTTCTCTACAGAGCAGGAAGATATTAAACAACATTGGGATGTTAGTATAAATGGTGTTAAGATAGATGTTAAAGCTATTAAGAAAGACAACGAGAACATACATTTCGTTGAGTTTAAGAACGTTTTAGGCAACAAGGGATGGTTGTATGGGGACGCTGATGGATTTGCCTTTGAAACAAAAGATTATTGGATTGAAGTTTCAAAAGAGGATTTACAAGAAATGGTTCACGATAAATGCATAGACAAAGTAAAGGGGTGGGATTTTTATGAGCTATCTAGTAGACCAGGAGCTAAAGATTTGTTTACTAAAGTTAAAACATTAGACCTGTGTTTTGTTGGTAAAATGAAAAAGAAAAAATGAAAAAGATGATATGGCACATAGAGGTTGAGTATGAGTGGAACACTTGGAGGATGGTTAAGGGTGTCAGAAAAGATACAAAAATAAAAAACAAGGGCACACATGTTACGTGTGCTGTTGGAGATAGTGTAAAAGAATTAAATGAAAACAATTTTTTAATCAACAGAATTAAAGGCTTGGTTAAAACAAGTCAAAATGTTGAAGTAAAAGTAACAGGGTGGAAGTGGAGAGAAGAATTAGGAATGAGTAATGATGTACATTAAATGCACCCATAGCTCAACTGGATAGAGCAACAGCCTTCTAAGCTGTAGGTTGTAGGTTCAAGTCCTACTGGGTGTACTAAATAGGGGTGCCTGTAAGAGATTAATAAATATCGTCTCCTTAATCTCTAAAATGTGTTCATGCAGGTGCCCTTATATTAACTGAGTATTAATTAATATATAAATTATGTGTTATACAACAATTAAAATACATGCAGAACAAGTAGCAGCTCTACTTGCTCAAAAAAAAGTAGAAAAAAAATGGGAAGCCTTAGGGTGGTCTCCATATATAGAAGGTGTATTTGGATGTAAATATACTGAAGAGGCTGAAAAAGATTATGAAAAACATTATCAATATTTCTTAGAACTAATACTAAGTAAAGAAATATCAGTCAAAAAAACTCTAGAGGAAAGTCCTGTAGAGGAATAGTGTTAATTTAAATTTAATTTATTATGAAGAAGGCAATTTTTTTAGTGATTGTTTCTCTGGCGTTACAGGGATTTTCACAAGTTGAAAGTGGTGTTTATAAAGCTGTTGAGGTTTTAAATTTTGAATGGGACAATGGTATCCAAGTTGGAGACCCTTACTCTTCAGATTATCAAGATTTAATTCATATAACTGACAATGGTTTTAGAGCTTATAAAAAACATTTGGATACAGGTAATAGTTATCCTATGATTTACATAGGTTTAGACAAAGAGGGGTATCATACATACGCTGTTCCATTTGGAGATAGGTTTGAAATGAAAGATGACTTTGCAGTTTTTTTCTATAATTTTAATAACGAAACAGGCTGGTATATGAACTCCACAGAATGGAGAGGTTTGGAATATATTTCCAATGTTCCTATATTAGACTATGAAGAATAGGAAAAAGAAGGGAAGAGTAAAAAATGTTGAGACAACAAAAATAGATGGCATAGAATTTAGGTCTAGGCTTGAAGCTTTCACTTACTCTGAACTTAAAAAGGAAGGTATTAAATTTGATTATGAGAAGGAAAAATTTGTTCTCATGGAAAAATTTAAATACGAAAATGTAAGCATAGAAAAAAGGAAGAAGAAAGGTAAGTTGGTGTTTGACCAGGCTTTGACGAGTATCAGGTCCACAACCTACTTACCTGACTTCACCAATCTAAAGGATGGATGGATAATAGAAGTTAAAGGAATGAAGACTGATGTATTCAATCTTAAATGGAAACTTTTTAAGCAATACCTTGTAAAAAACAATCTAAATTACGAACTTTACATGCCTGGAAGTAAAAAACAAATACTTCAATGTATTGATATGATAAAAGAGAAGATTAAAATATCAGAGGCAGACAAAAAAAGAATAGCTAAAATGACTAGAAGAAATTCTGATATTGAGGCTAAGAACAATGGCATGGACTTGAGGTCTAAGCCATATAAAAATAAGAAAAAGTATACACGTAAAAAAAAGCATGATGCTAGGAGGAATTTTTAAGAGCTTAATTGGTAATGCTTCAAGTATTATTGATGAGGTTGTAACAACAGAAGAAGAAAAGCTTTCGCTTAAACTAAAAATGAAGGAGCTTATGCAAAGCTCTTTAGCTAATGCACAAGAGCAAGTGACTAGAAGGTGGGAAGCAGACGCTAAGGCTGGATGGTTGCCAGCAAATATTAGACCACTAACAATGGCTTTCCTAACTATAATGTTAGTTGTAATGTCATTCTTTGATGGTAATGTTGGTGGGTTTCAAATGAATCCTGTCTATGTGCCAGTGTATCAGACTTTGCTTATGGTCGTGTATTCAGCCTACTTCGCTGGTCGTTCAATCGAAAAAATAAAAACTAATAATAAAATTAAAGACAATGGAAAAAATAGTTAAACTAGAGGAAAAAGAATTAAAAGAAGTTAAACAAATCAGAGAAGAGAATAGTAGAATAATGGTTGACTTTGGAAGAGTCAAAGTAGAGCTTATTATGCTTAGAGCAAAGCTTGCTGAAATGGAAAAGATAGAGGATGATTTGACTGCTAAATTTAAGGGCAATCAAACTAAGGAGAATAAGATTTCTGAGAAGTTTAAAAAGAAGTATGGTGATGGGACAATCAATCTAGAAAGTGGAACCTTTACACCAACACAGATAAAAGATGG